TCAAAGCCCAAAAGGCAAAGGGAGGGGAGGAAAGGATGCCTGACTGGCAATTCTGGGCAATCGCTTCTTGGTTCCTAGCGATCCTCTTCAGAATCGAGCGAATCTACGATTCCGTCAAAGAGATCAAGCGCGACCTCGCCAAAAGACCAGAAAGAGGGAAATGAAAATGTCGATTGAGGAACTTGAGAAGCGCGAACGTGATGCCTACGAGGCTTTCATGGAAGCAGACTGGATGCACGCCGACATGCGCCTGAACGAGTGGCTGGATGCCGCCCATGACCTTAACGAGGCGAAGGGGCTGTGATTGCCGACTGGTTCGAGCGCCATTCGATTATCGGCTTCGGGCTCTTCTACGCGGCCTACAGGGCTGCGGAGATTTTCATCACGACTCTGTTGAATGAGGCGAACAGGCTGTGAGCCGCAGGTCTCCAGACTTTGAGAAGGGCTTCAACTACTGCCTGTTTCTCAACGTCATCGTACTTTTAGCCGTCCTACTCCTCGTGCTTTTGGTCAAAGCCCTAGAAAGATGCTTATGAGCTTGAGTATGGCCGCTTCGTAAATGAGCGAAATCGCCACCCTCAGCAACTTTGGAATCCTATTCCAGACCATTTCGCAGAAATCCGCGAAGTCATTGCGCTGGTAGATAGCGCACTTCTGTTCATCCGCTCCGCACTCGTCTCCATCGGCGCCGGGCTTTTTGGCCTTCTCCTTGACGCCGATCGCAAGGCGGTACCTGTGTCGCCGGCAGGCAACTCTAGGCGACATGGAACGCAGCGGCACCCATACAAAGCTGTTCCGCCTGACGAGACGGGCGCGCAGCGGATGAATGGAGCGATCTTTGATAACCGCATCCGCCATTTGCCGTGAGCAGGGGGAGCCTGTGACGGCTGCAATGGCTCGGCAGCTGGCTCCGTTGAAAAGCCAGACGGTCAGGTGCGATGCCTGGCAAAGAAAAGTCTCAGCGCCATGTGGTGCGCATCCGCTATCAACTCGTCGTAGGCGTTTTCGATAGTTCTCTGTCCGTCCGTTACCACCAGGATGTGCACCTCAAGGCGCTGAGAAAAGAAGAGTGGCTCCGAGAACACTCCTTTGAATTGAAACGCACGGGAGTGAACGGGGAGCCACAGGCAAACACCCACCAAAGGAGGTGGACGCATGAATCATACCAAAAGCGCCTGGGCCAATCCGCTCAGCGAGTTCCAACAGACGATGGATGCGGCGGCAGAGAAGTTGCGCAACCAGCTAGAAGACCTCGAGCCGTACTGCGGATCGCAGGCGCTCAAGTTCGCCGTCAGGGCAGGTCTGCAACCGCAGATGGCCTACACGGTTTCCGAGACGTCCAGGTATACGGGGGTCTCGGCAAGCACCCTTTATGCGGAGAACAAGGCTGGCCGACTGCCATTCAAGACGGTCGGCAGCAGGAATGCGCTCATAAGAGTGGTCGACGTCGATAAGTGGATGGAGGCTTGTTCCGATGGCCGTTAGGATTTTCGATTTTCTGTACGACCACTGGATGCGCCTCAATCCGAAGACGCGCCTTGTCATCGCGGCGAGTGTCCTCATCGCAGGGCTCATCTATGCCGGATGGCTCGAAGGCACCGCTCCGAGTGGCATGTACTACTAGGAGGTGCCGATGGTCGGCTTCTTTGGATGGACCGCGGAGCGCGGTCGCGACGGCAGCTGGTTCGCTACCAAGTTTGTCGAGAAGGGCCCCACGAGGGGCAGCGCGACCGGAATCGTCCGCTCGCGTCACCTGTTGGTCAACGTCAGCAAATCTGCGGACAAGGATGCTGCGATGCGGGAGATCAAGCGTCTCTACGTTATCGGAGCCCTGCAATGACGGAACCGACCGAAAAGCATGGAGAAAATGTGGAATCGGGGGTAGTTGTCCCTCGCAAAAGGGACAACTCATATTTCTGGCGCTCTGACGAGGACAGATACATCAGGACGCACAGGATGGACGGCTATCTGCTGCTGTCGGAGATGATGACAGGCCGCGGTTGGCCGAGGTCTCCCGAAGCCATCAAGAAGCACGCAAAGCGCGTACTCGGAATCAACCTAAGTAAATACCCCGAATCGGGGATGCACCGCTGCATCTCGTGCGGGAAGTGGGACGTGCGCCCCAATTCCCATGCCGGGCGGATGGGGCTCTGTCCCGCCTGCTGGAGACGAAGGCAGGCGGAGGCAATCCGTGAGGGCATGGACGAGAAGAAGGCCGAGGCCGAGTACCAAAGGGAAAAGAAGCGCAGGCGCGATGCGAGAAAGCGCCTGCAAAGAGAGAAGGAAAAGAACAATGGAAGAGACTGTGGAGCAGGCTCAGGCGAAGCCCGAGCCCGTGAAGATCTCGGCTCTTGAGCTTGAGAACGTCAAGCGCATCAGGGCCGTGGCGCTCCGTCCGACCGAGAACGGACTGACCGTCATCGGCGGTCGCAACGGGCAGGGCAAGACGAGCGTGGTCGATGCAATCTCGTGGGCGCTCGGCGGCAAGCGCAAGCAGCCGTCCAAGCCGAACCGCGAGGGCAGCGCGACGCCCGCGAAGCTGCACGTGGAGTTGAGCAACGGCCTCGTGGTCGAGCGCTCGGGCAAGAACGCATCGCTCACGGTGACCGACCCATCCGGCAAGAAGGCCGGCCAAAAGCTTCTCGACAGCTTTATCGAGGAGCTCGCAATCGACCTGCCGAAGTTCATGGTCATGACCGACAACGAGAAGGCTCAAGAACTTCTGCGAATCATCGGCATCGGCGGCGAGCTGGATGAGCTGGACAAGAAGCTCAGTGAGCTGAAGGCTGAGCGTCTCGACATCGGTCAGCGCAAGCGCGCCAAGGACAAGATCGCGGAGGAGATGCCGTTCTTCCCCGATGCCCCCGACCACCGCGTGTCGCCCGCCGAGCTCATCGAGCAGCAGCAGGCAATCCTCGCCAAGAACGGCGAGAACCAGCGCAAGCGCGAGAAGGCCGGCATCATCAAGCAGCAGCGCGACAACCTGAACATGCTGTGCGACAGCCTGAACAGCCAGATCATGTCGCTCAACGAGGAGCTGAAGCGCAAGACCGAAGAGCTGATGAAGCTCACCGAGGACTACCAGACGGCGCTCAAGGATGCAGCCGACCTCGAGGACGAGAAGACCGACGAGATCGAGCAGAGCATCGCCAACATCGACGCGCTCAACCAGAAGGTCGAGGCGAACGAGCGCCGCAAGCAGGCGCTGAAGGACGCCGAATCCCTGAACGACGATTACCAGAGCTGCAACAGCGAGGTCAATGCGGTCGAGGACCAGCGCAAGAAGCTGCTAGAGACCGCCAAGATGCCGCTGGACGGCCTTACGGTCGAGGACGGCAAGCTGGTGTACAACGGCGCGGTCTGGTCGGACATGAGCGGTGCGGAGCAGCTCCGCGTGGCGACGGCGGTCGTTCGCTCGCTCAAGCCCGAGTGCGGGTTCGTACTGGTCGATAAGTTGGAACAGATGGACCCGCAGACGCTCGCCGAGTTCGGCGCCTGGGCCGAATCCGAGGGCCTTCAGGTCATCGGCACCCGCGTGGCAACGGATGACACCTGCTCGGTCATCATCGAGGACGGGCGCGTAGCCGAGGGTGTCGGTCAGCTGAAGGCCGAGATGCCTGAGATTAAGGTCGAGATTCCCGATGTAAAGATTCCCGAGGTCAACATTCCCGCCGCCATGACGCAGTTCGGAGGTAGCTTCTAATGACATTCCAGATCACCCGCGGTCAGCGCCTCCGCCCCCAAAAGGTCGTCCTCTACGGCCCCGAGGGCGTCGGCAAGACGATGCTGGCGGCTCAATTCCCAAGTCCCCTGTTCATCGACACCGAGAGCTCGTCCGACTACCTGGACGTCCCGCGCCTTCCAGCCCCCACGAGCTGGCAGATGCTGCTCGACGAGGTCACGTGGATTCGCGATTACCCCGAGGAGTGCGGAGGCACACTCGTCCTGGACACCGCCGACTGGGCGCAGAAGCTGGCAGTCGATGACGTATGCAACGCCATGGGCTACAAGAGCATCGAGGACGCGGGCTACGGCAAGGGCTACACCTACGTCACCGAGCGCTTCGGAAAGCTGCTGAACCTCTTGAGCGAGGTGTGCGAGCGCGGCTGCAACGTGGTCGTGACCGCCCATGCCATCATCAGCAAGTTCGAGCAGCCAGATGAGATGGGAGCCTACGACCGCTGGGGCCTGAAGCTCATCGACGGCAAGAAGGCCAGCGTCGCGGCGATGCTCAAGGAGTGGGCTGATGCAGTACTCTTCGCCAACTACAAGACCATCGTCATCACCACCAGCAAGGACGGCAAGGTCGGCAAAGCCCAGGGCGGCAAGAACCGAATGCTCTACTGCTCGCATGCCGCCACGTGGGATGCCAAGAATCGCTGGGGCCTGCCGGACGAGGTCCCGATGGAGTTCCAGCAGCTGGCGCCGTTCATCCCCGTCCCGCAGCTCGCACGGCAGCAGCCGCAGGTGCAGCAACAGGCGGTCGAGACGGTCAACGTCTCCACGGTCACGCCCGAGCAGATCGAGCAAGCGCAGAACATCCCCGACCCGTTCGAGCCGGAGCGCCCGGCATACCTCAAGCCGCTCTACGACCTTATGCAGCGTGACGGCATCAGCGCGGAGACGGTAAGCAAGGCAATCTCAACGCGCGGCTATTTCCCCGAGGGCACGCCGGTCGACGCTCTGCCCGAGGACTTCGCGAAGTTTTTGGTGTCGGCCTGGGACAGCATGCGCGACTACATCAATTCCGGCATGGTTGCCGGTCGAAAGGAGTAAGAAATGGCAAATGATATGGGTCAGTCCTTTGGTTGGGACGGCGAAATCGATGCGGTAGAGAACGAATTCGAGCTGATGGAGCCCGGTGAGTACTGGGCCACGGTCGAGAACGTCGAGCGCCAGCAGTTCAACGGCAGCGACAAGATGTGCGCCTGCCCCATCGCCAAGGTGAACGTCCGCCTGGACAACGGTCGCGTGCTTTCCGACCGCCTGTTCCTGAACTCCAAGAGTGCTTGGAAGATCACCCAGTTCTTCGTCTCGATCGGGATGCGAGCGGTCGATGCACCCAAGGAGCAGAAGCTGAAGATGGACTGGGTGGGAGCTGTCGGTCGCCGCTGCAAGATCAAGGTCGGCACCCACGAGTACAAGGACAAGACCTACAACGAGATCTCCGAGTGGATGAAGCCTGAAGCTCAGGCCACGGCACCCCAGCAGCACGTCTACGGAAACGCCAACCCCGAGCCCGTCTCGCCTGCAATGCAGGGCATGATCAACCAGACCTTCCAGCAGGCTCAGGTCGCGCAGAACGGGGGCTTCTAAGGCATGAAGTTCAACCTGCGTCCCTATCAGGAGCAGGCCATAGCCGCAATCGAGGAGCGCTGGGAAGCGGGAGACCGCGCAACGCTCCTCGTACAGGCAACGGGCACCGGCAAGACAATCGTCATGGCCGGTGTCACGGAGGACGCGGTCCGCGATGGCGGTCGCGTCCTTATTCTTGCCCACCGCGGCGAGCTGCTCCAGCAGGCAGCCGACAAGCTGCAATCATCAACGGGCCTGCGCTGCTCGGTCGAGAAGGCCGAGGACACGAGCGTTGGGACATTCGAGCGCGTGACGGTCGGTTCCGTCCAGACCCTGTGCCGCGAGAAGCGCCTTCGGGCGCTCGGCAGGGACAGATTCACGCACATCCTCATCGACGAGTGCCATCACGCCGTCTCATCGAGCTATCAGGCAGTCCTGGATTATTTCTCAGGCGCTAAGGTGCTGGGCGTTACCGCGACAGCCGACCGCGGTGACCGACAGAACCTCGGCAAGGTGTTCGATTCGCTGGCATTCGAGTACAACATGCCCGAGGCAATCAAGGACGGCTACCTGTGTCCGATCAAGGCGCAGACCGTGCCGCTCCAGCTCGACATCTCCAATGTCTCGGTTCGCTCCGGTGACTGGGCGGCAGACGAGCTTGGAACGGCGCTCGACCCGTACCTGCCGCAGATCGCCCAGGAGATGAAGAACGCCGGGCTTGAGGAGCGCAAGACGGTCGTGTTCCTTCCGCTCATCAAGACCAGCCAGAAGTTCTGCCGCCTGCTCAACGAATGCGGATTCCGCGCCGTTGAGGTTAACGGACAGAGCGAGGACCGCGCCAAGATTCTCAAGGACTTCGATGAAGGCAAGTACGACGTGCTGTGCAATTCACTCCTTTTGACCGAAGGGTGGGACTGCCCGAGCGTCGACTGCATCGTCAACCTCCGACCGACCAAGAGCCGTGCTCTCTATGCACAGATCGTGGGTCGCGGCACGCGCCTGTCCCCTGAAACTGGCAAGACCGACCTGCTCCTGCTCGACTTCCTGTGGATGACCGAGCGTTTGGAGTTGGTTCGCCCTGCAGCGCTCGTTACGAGCTCTCGCGAGGTCGCGCAGAAGATGACCGCCATGGTCGAGCAGGCCGGATGCCCGGTCGACCTGCAGAAGGTCGAGAGCAAGGCGTCTGACGAGGTGGTCGCCGAGCGCGAGGAAGCACTCGCCAACCAGCTCGCCGAGCAGCGCAAGAAGAAGGCCAAGCTGGTCAACCCGCTGCAGTACGAGATGTCAATCGCCGCCGAGGACCTAAGCGGATACATCCCCGAGTTCGCATGGGAGATGGCACCTGCCACAGACAAGCAGAAGGCGGCGCTCGAGAAGTACGGCATCGACGCTTCAGAAATCTCGAACGCCGGCAAGGCATCGAAGCTGCTCGACCGGGTGAAGAAGCGCCGCGACAGCGGGCTCAGCTCTCCCAAGCAGATCCGTCTGCTCGAGCGCCGTGGCTTCCAGCATGTCGGCACATGGTCTCTGGAAGCTGCAAGCTCGATGATTTCCCGTATCAGCGCGAGCGGATGGCGAATCCCGAGTGGCGTGAACCCCGCGACGTACGTACCGAATGAAAGGAGTGAGTAAGATGGCGATTGGATTGCCAAAGGACGCGAGCGGTGCGATCGTCCCGTTCGACACAACCATGATGTACCGCGAGAACGGTAACCAGTTTCATGTGTCTGATTTCTTTTTCGAGGCGAGACCCAGAAGGTGGTTCGCGCGAAGCGGAAGTGAGTGCATCGAGACCAACAAGCTGTATCTCGACAGCAAGGACGTTTTGGTAAACATGCCCAAGAAGACAATCCCGCAGAACGCAGCACAGGCCAACAAGGGCGTGACCCTATCCACGCTCCCCGAGTATGCAACGCCCAACGAATGGGCCGAGGCTTTCAACGTGAGCCTGAGAACCGTCTACAGGATGTGCAGCCTTGGGGAGCTAATGACTGTGAAGGTTCGCGGCAACATCCTCATCTACCGCGACTCATCCTTTGTGCTGCTGGGGCTAGATAGGTGATAGCAATGGCGAATATCGAGTTACCAAAAGATGCCGAGGGCCGAGAGATTCCGCTCGATACCAAGGTGCTGTACGGCGATGACGGCGAGTGTTTTGAGGTCAACCGCTTTACCTATTCTGTGGTGCAGACGATTCCCGGCCTAAAGTGGGGCGTCGTGTTCATGAATTGCCGATATGACTATTGCAGCTCCTTCTACCTCACGCCACCGGAGCCGCCCGACAGCTGGGAGAAGCTAGAAGAGGACTTGGGCAGAGCGGCAGAACGCGATGTTGTTCCGACGGGCTGCCGATACTTCAACGCCACCAACAAATGCAACGGTTGTCCGCTTTATGGCGGCGTTAACTGTGATGTGCATAGAGACGAGCGTGCATTTGAGAACATTCTCGACCGTATCCGCAAGCTGAGGGGTGAGGACGAGTGAACATGACGCCATGTTGGATTTCCGAAATGCCCGGAGAGAAGACAAAAGCGCTGCTTGTCGGCTTCTACCAAAAAGCGTGGACGCATGACGCATCACCACTAATCGGTGGATTCCCCGCCGGGCAAATCGCATACCCGGTTGCGGTAGTGCTGCTCGAATCGGGCAACGTTGTTACCGTAAACGCTGAAACCGTAACCATCGACTCACCTGCAGAGCTGTTTAAGCAGTACGCATGGATGGATGGTGAGGACGAATGACGACCAAGATGAAAACCCGCTACGTGCTCAACAAGAAGGCCTTGCAGCACTATTTGATTGACCACGATCTCACCCAAGCCGACTTTGCCAAGACGCTCGGCATCTCGACTTCGTATTTCAACGAGCTGATGAACGGGCGAAAAAGCATGTCAATCAGCAACATGTTCTCGATTGCAGAAGAGACGCATATGGATATTCGCGTCTTCTTGGAGAAGGTGGACGAATGATTACCGATGAAGAGTTGCGCGAGATAGCTGAAGAACTACGTATTCACAGCAATTGCGTAGGCTTTGAAGACTGCACTGAATGCCAGGCGCTCAGTACGAAGCTGTTCGGCGATAGATTTGTTTTGTGCCAGCTGGATGATCGGGACGCGAGTTATTGGGGAGCCGTCGCCGACCTAATCGACCGCCCGATGTGCAACGACCTTGTCGAGCACGAGCAAGACCCATTTATCCCGGGCAAGCGGATGACCGACGGCTACTTCCACTGTTCAAACTGCGATTGGGACGGACGGATCTGGGAGTACATCGGCTTCGGAGACATGCTGGCCTACGAGCCGGTTCATTGCCCGAAATGCGGGGAGGAGATCAAGCGATGATGTTGACCGAGGACTTAAGCGAGACCGTGAATGTGTTGAGGCGCACCGCTTCCGACTCGCTCGGAGGCGAGACGTTCCAGCGGGCGCTGGCGAGAATCACAAAGGCGCAGGCAACGGACTGGCGCACCGTGATGCGCCGAATCGCAGACCTTATCGACCGTGGCGTCTGCAAAAACGTCTACGACGAAAGCGAATGTGGCGCATGCGACAACGGATTCGAGTGCTCCGTCTGCGGCTGCAAGGTCGAGGACGAGGAGCACTACCACGTGAGCGGCACGTGGAACTTCTGCCCTAAGTGCGGTCGGAGAGTGTGGCCGAAAATGAGTGACGTCTACAAGCTGACGCAGAAGAGCGTCTGGACAAACAATGTCGGCAGGCACACCACTTGGTATCTGCTGGATGAGCACAAGATGGGCTACTACATCGACTACATCGAGTGGACGGTGCAGCGAGACTGGGGGCTTTTCAAACTGGATTCCGAGTGCATGGCCTTACGCTACAACGGCAAGAAGGACTGCGTGACCAGTTGGAGAGGGCTCGATACCGTCTGCGATATGGGGCCGCAGGAGGCATTCGAGACCATCTGCGAGCACCTCGGGATAAAGGTGAGATACCTCTAGCTGGAAAGGCCGGAACAATTGAATAGCAAGGAAAGGACGGTCGTGTACATAGCGACCGTCCTTTTTTCAATCGCCGCGATAATCGCGGTCTGTCTTTACGGAGAAATGAAATGAATCCCAAAGGACCTAACCTCAAGGTCGTGCCGATCATGCTTGACGGCGATGACCTTTTGCCGAAGTACACCCACGGTGTGGAGGATGCCGGATGCGACCTCCATGCGAACATCCCCAACCCAATCACCATCGAGCCGTGGAAGTCGGTGTTGGTCGGTACTGGAGTCCATCTGGCGATGCCGGAGGGCATGTTCGCGCTCCAGGCACCGCGCTCGGGGCTCAGCTGCAACCACAACATTACATTGGCTAACGCGCCGGGAATCATCGACCCCGGCTATCGCGGCGAAATCCACTGCAATTTGGTCAATCTAGGCGATAAGCCGTACACGGTCTACCCGCTGGAGCGAATCGCCCAGTTGGTGTTCCTGCCGTTCGTCAACGCCGTTTTCACTGAAGTGGACAGCCTTCCTGATAGCTCGCGCGGCGAGGACGGCTACGGAAGCACGGGGGCGATGTGATGACGGATCAGGTTGGAAAGCGCTGCGCCACGTGCCGTTTTGCGAGAGACCCGTTCACCGTCAAGGTCTACGAGGTCAAGATTGACTACCTGACGTGCCGGCGAGACCAGCGCGACATACCGCACGTGTGCCAGCCGTGCAACACGTGCAATTTCTGGGAGCCGAAGGAGGTCGAGCGATGAGCGACCACCCCGATGTGTACCAGTGGATTGCAGACAAAAGAATAAATCGGGCCTTACTCTCGGGACCACATATCACGCTCCCAGCACCCAATGTTGAAGACAATTTTAAAGAACGTCGCAACGCCATTCGCGCCGTCGGTTTCCTAGAGGGGTTCGGCGCGATGCTATGGAATTTCGTCGGCCCCAACCTGTCGGACGAAGAGGTGGTCGAGTACGAGAAAAACGTTGCGAGCATCGCCGCGTATATCGGACTGCCGCCACGGGAGGACAACTTATGTGCCAAGTGATGGGAGTCGACATGACTGAGAAAGAGATAACGCTGACGAGGGATGCCGGGTGTCCCGAGCACTACAGGGGCGATGGGTACATCACGTGCTCCCGTGCCATGAAGTCGGCGCTCGCTATGTGGCCTGCCGCCATGGCACTGTGCAGCACGATGTCCATCTGGTGGTGGTGCTGCGCCTTCAAGTACCTATGGAGGTGCGCGGTCAAGGGCGCGACGCTCAAGGACATCGACAAGGCCATAGACTGCCTGCGCAAGCTTCGCAAGGAGATCGAGCCGTGCGTGAAGTCGCAGATGAAGGCCGACCGCATCGTCGCCGGTAAGATCGAAGACCGATGAGCTCGCAAAAGAGAGGGAAAGGACAAGACAGATGACAGGACACGAGACCGTGCGCTCGACCGATTTGAGCGCACTACAGGGCATCTTCTTCGAGGAGCTGGACAACCTGATGGCGCTCGACATCAACGGCAATGACGAGGCGATCGAGCGCGAGATCAACCGCGCGAAGGCGGTGTCCGATGTGGGCGCACGCGCTATCGAGAACGCGAACACCGCCGTCGGCATCATCCGCGCACGCTCCGAGATGGCCGGCGCGAAGCTCGCGAGCGTCCCCGCGATGCTGAAGTCGTAAGAACGATGAACAGGGTCATGACGAAGGCGGAACACAGGTGGCTTCTCGACATGGCCCCGCGATTCCGCTCATGGGACGATCTCCTCGCCTCATTCGAGTGCGCTTTCGGCTACCAGCCGAAGCGCCAGACCGCGCAATGCTACATCTCGAAGCACGGCGTGAAGCTGATGAGCACCACCGTCCGCTGGCTGGAGCATCCGGAGTATGACGAGTTCCTGCGGGAATTCGTCCCCGGCCACGGGCAGGGCGAGATCATCGACGAGTTCGATAAAAGGTTCGATATAAGGTTGAGGGTCACACAGCTCAAGGACCGCGAGGCTACGCTGGGTCTGAAGCAGGGCACGTATGGAGGCAGGTTCGCGCCGGGCACCGTTCCGCCCAACAAGGGCAAGAAGCTGACGGACTACGTCAAGGACGAGGCGAAGCTGGCGAACATCCGCAGGTGCCAGTTCAAGAAGGGCGAGGAAGTCCACAACGAGTGCCCCATCGGCACCGAGCGAGTGAGCAGGGACGGCTATATCGAGGTCAAGGTGCCCAAGGAGGATGCCGACGACCGCGCCCACGGATGGTGGAAGCCCAAGCACCGGCTCATCTGGGAGCAGGTCAACGGTCGAAAGCTCCAGAAGGGCGAGAGCGTCATGTTCGGAGACCGCGACATGACGAACTTCGACCCCGAGAACCTCGTGATGGTCACGCAGGCGCAGCGGCTCTACATCAACAGGCACGGCATCCCGTACCACGATGCCGAGTCGCTGCGCACAGCCGTGGCCATGGCGAAGCTGAACGAGGCGATCGTGACCGCCGAGCTGAGGCCGCGCACGTGCCCATGCTGCGGCAAGACCTACAGGCCGCAGTACAAGGCGCAGCGCACCTGCCGCGAGTGCCTCGAATCGGGCCGCAAGGCCACACGCAGCTACGGCGTGGGCGTATGCGAGAGATGCGGGAAGACCTACAGCAAGCTCAGCCCGCGGGGGAAGTATTGCCCAAAGTGCAGAAAGAAGAAATACAGAAAGGAGAAGAGCTGATGGAAGACCATAGCGACCTTCTGGACGCGCTCTCGGCAATCGACCCGTCCACACTCAACTACCAGGAGTGGCTGGACGTCGGCATGGCGCTCCACGAGAGCGGGCTTCCGCTCGATGCGTGGGACGAATGGAGCCGCAGGGATGCGGGGCGGTACCACGAGGGCGAGTGCGAGCGGAAGTGGCGCGGCTTCGGCTCGGGGCAGACCAGGGTGAAGTCGGGCACGCTCGCGAAGATGGCGACCGAGCGCGGATGGGTCCCGCCTCGTGCGTCCCAGGGAATGGGCGAGGCGCTGTCGTGGGACGGCGAGATCTCGACCGCGCTCATCGACCCGTCTTGGGTCGAGCCGGTGGAGCTGCCCGAGACCGACAAGACAGGTCCCGAGGAGCTTGTCGAGTACCTCGGCCACCTGTTCGACGAGGACGATGTGGTCGGCTACGTTTGCGAGAGCTGGGACCGCGAGGGCAAATGGCTCCCCAAATCGAAGGGATGCTACTCGCGCACCGCAGGCGAGCTGATGCGCGAGCTGAAGAAGTACGGCTCCATCGAGCAGGCCCTGGGCTCATACGACGACCGCGCCGGCGCATGGATCCGAATCAACCCGCTGGACGGCAAGGGCGTGGGCAACGCGAACGTGTCCGAGTTCAAGTACGCGCTGGTCGAATCCGACACGCTGCCCAAGGAAAAGCAGCTGGCGCTCATGCAGGAGCTTCAGCTGCCGTGCGCTGCCATCGTCGATTCCGGCAAGAAGAGCCTGCACGCCGTGGTGAAGGTCGACGCGCGGGATTACAACGAGTACCGCGACCGCGTCATGCGCCTGTACGACGTGTGCCGCAAGAACGGACTCGACCCCGACACCCAGAACAAGAACCCGAGCCGCCTGTCCCGAATGCCCGGTGCCATGCGCTCGGGCGAGCGGCAGCGCCTCGTGAGCGGCCCGTGCGGCAAGGCGTCGTGGTCCGAGTGGTGGGACTGGATGCAGGAGACCACCGACGACCTGCCGGACCCCGAGAACCTGGCATCCGAATGGGAGAACATGCCCGAGCTCGCGCCGCCGCTCATCGACGGGGTTCTCAGGCAGGGTCACAAGATGCTTTTGGCAGGCCCCTCCAAGGCGGGCAAGTCGTTCGCGCTCATCGAGCTGTGCGTGTCGCTCGCCGAGGGAAAGCCGTGGTTCGGATGGGAGTGCGCGCAGGGAAGGGTGCTCTACGTCAACCTCGAGCTGGATTCCGCGAGCTGCCTGCACCGCTTCAAGGACGTGTACGGGGCGCTCGGCTACGCGCCCGAGAACGTCAAGAACATCGACATCTGGAACCTGCGAGGGCGCTCCGTGCCCATGGACAAGTTGGCCCCGTCGCTCATCCGCCGGGCGCTCAAGACGCGACCCATCGCCGTGGTGATCGACCCCATCTACAAGGTCATCACGGGAGACGAGAATTCGGCGGACCAGATGGCTGCGTTCTGCAACCAGTTCGACAAGGTCGCCCAGCAGGTCGGCTGCGCCGTCATCTACTGCCACCACCATTCCAAGGGCCTGCAGGGACAGAAACGCTCCATGGACCGCGCTTCGGGCTCGGGCGTGTTCGCGCGAGACCCGGACGCGCTGCTCGACATGACCGCGCTCGAGCTGACGGACGAGTGCACCAAGGCGCACTACGACTGGCGCAGGCAGCACGCGATCTGGGCCGCTTTCGACAAGCACCTGCCAAACTGGCGCTCGGATGAGAAGTTCGTCGGAATCGATTCCGCCGACGATTTGCAGAAGTGGGCGAATGAGCCGGCGAACGGAGCACCCATCGAGTTGCGCCGCGAGCTCGAATCCATCCACGAGAGTTTGCAGGAATCGTCGCGCGGATGGGCGGCTTGGCGCATCGAGGGCACGCTTCGCGAGTTCCGCAGCTTCAAGCCGAAGAACCTGTGGTTCGAGTACCCGGTGCACCTGCCGGATGAGACGGGAGCCTTGGCGGACCTCAAATGCGAGGGCGAGTACGACCCGAGGGCATCCAAAAAGAAGCGCGATGACGGACGCAAGAAGGGCCAGAAAAATAGCACTGCAAAGTACACCAAAGACCAAATTGAAAAGGTCGAGGCTATGAGGAGTGCGATGCGTTCTTGTGTCGATGATGGCGTGCCTGCAAGTCGTGCCAACGTACGAAAACGCATTGGAGAAGTCTGCGGAAATGAAGTCACAAAAGACATGCTCTCAAATTGGACTGTTAACAGCGCAGAGTGGAGTCCGATTCGATTCAACAAAAAGACCGGAGAACTTTATGACACCGAAAATCAGGCGCTTGAGTTTGACGGCGAAATCACTGCCGTATCTTCCGAATAACGCAAATTCAGACCTTTAATTAGATACCACCGTAACTCCTTAATTTCAAAGACTTACAGGGGGCTGTAAGAAGGGGCTGTAAGTCCTATTACTAAAGTAATAGGGTTTACACCCCTACACCCCAGGGGGCGTAACGTAGGCACGTGCGTGCGGGCTAAAGCCGCGCCCGCACTCGTACGCGGGTGGCTTAACGTCCTACGCTACACCCCCGTGCGGTTGTTAACGGATTTTCGCGTTTCGCCGCTTTTCAATTTTTTCGACAACTGAATCAAACGAGAGGGGTTCGCTATGAAATTCGACCCATGGACATTCGTCGGCTATCTGGTCGCGCTGGCGATCGTTGCGCTCGGGCTGCTGCTCATCCTGTGGGGATGTCTGGCCGTGCTCGCGCAAATCAGGGGGCTTTGCTGATGGCTGGCGGATGGTCGGCGTTTCTCGCCATGCCCGTGCCCACCGTCACGCACAACGACCTCGAGCCGTTCATGCGCAAGGGCAAGCCAAGCATCCGCAAGTCCGACGAGCTGAAGGAGGCCGAGGACAGGATCATCGCCCGCATTATCGCCAAGGGCGTGCCTGACAAGCCGCTCGGCGGGGCGCTGAGGCTGCACGTGACGTGGTGCTTCCACGTGACCGGCAACCACCGGCAGGGCGAGCCGCACATCACGAAGCCCGACACCAGCAACCTACTGAAGACGCTCGAGGACTGCCTGACCAAATGCGGGGTGATACACGACGACTCGCTCATCTGCTCGCACGACCTGACCAAGGGATGGTCGGACCCGCAGGGAATCTACGTCCGCGTCGAGTGCATCGGCTTCGATTCGGGGGACGGCGAGCCGACCATAGGCACAGAGAAGTGACAGGAGAAGGGATCGCAGCAATGGGAGGAAACAGCGCGGGCCGCGTGCAGACGCGCAGGTTCCACAGGCTCAAGGCGGAGTTCTTCGCCAAGTGCCAGGCCGAGCGCCCGGTGTGCTGGCTGTGCGGACAGCCCATCGACTACTCGGCTGACCCCGGCACGACAGCGGACTCGCTGACACTGGACCACCGCGTGCCGGTGAGCAAGCGACCGGACCTGCAGGAAGACCCGGCGAACTTCGAGCCCGCGCATTTCGCGTGCAACTCGAGGCGAGGCAACGGCGAGCCGCCCGTGAGCCTTGGTGTGCTGAGCCGCAAGTGGACAGCGGACTGAGGGGGAGGGGCGGTAAGCGATCTACCTGCGGGTTTAGCGGACTACCATCCGCGTGTGCCCTCTTCCTCTCTCCCCGATATTTCGATTTGGAATAACCGCAGGTAGAGGGGGTTTTGATTGATGTTTGGGGAACATGCCCCGAAAAAGCCGGCGGACGAGGTGATTTTGGATGAAGTTGGATGAACTTAAAGGCTTCTCAGAGACGTTTGAAGATGCCGTTTTGCACGCAGACTGGCTGAGAGACCCATACGGCAATATCGCCCCGAAATTCGTGGCTACAGTCCGTCTGGGACGGTCTTTGGCGCAAAAACTCGATAAGCTGGAGCAGCACGACTGGATTAACGCCGCCGACAAGCCCGACACGACCACCGTGAGCCAGTACCTGAAGGTCCTGGACGCGCTGAAGCTCAACCCGAGCTGCGACAAGTCCATCAAGGCCGAGCCGCAGAAGAAGAAGTCGAGCTCGCTGGCGGCATTCACATCCGGATTCAAGGTCGTGAACGGCTGATGGGCGCACTCCACGTCAAAGCGGAAGAGAAAGGCTACGCCGAGCCGAGAATCTGGACCAAGCCCTTGCGCGAGCTCACGCCGGAGACCTCGCTGGGTTTCGAGGTCATCGACTACGCCCGCGAGGTTCTCCACGTGGAGCTGCGACCGTGGCAGAAGTGGCTGCTCATCCACGCACTCGAGCTGAACGAGGACGGCAGCTACCGTTTCAAGAAGGTCATCGTCCTCGTCGCTCGACAGAACGGCAAGACGATGCTCGCCAGCGTGCTGTCCAGCTGGTGGCTGTTCGTCGATTCCCAGCGCCACCCCGAGCGCGTTCCGCCCGTGAAGTTCAAGATCGTCGGCACCGCCCAGAATCTCGATATCGCGCGAGAGCCCTGGTCGCAGGTGCGCCTGTGGTGCAACCCGGAGCCGCCGAGCGAGGCGGAATCGGAAGTCGCGATAGCCGACCTGCAGGAGGCGACCAACAAGGTCTCGGACACCAACGGCAAGGAGTACATCCAGGCGGCATCGCTGGCGCACTACGAGATCCGCGCCGCAAAGAACGCCCGCGGCAAGCCTGCCGCCCGCGTCCTCATGGACGAGCTGCGCGAGCAGGAGAACTGGGTAGCCTGGAACGCCACATCGCAGACCACGAAATCATTTTGGAGCGGTCAGCTCTGGGGAATCTCCAACGCCGGCGACGCCAAGTCGGTCGTTCTCGCCGCGCAGCGCAAGGCCGCACTCAAGGTGGTCGCCAGCTGGGAGAAGCTCGTCGAGAAGTGCGGCATGGATCCGTTAGAGTGGGCCGACAAGCACGATAACGCGATAGGCATCTTCGAGTGGTCGGGCCGTGACGGCTGCGAGCTGGACAGCGACGAGGACCTTTTGCAGGCGAATCCTTCGTGCGGCTACGGCGGCATGACGCTCAAGTCGCTCAAATCCGACATCGACGGCATGACCGAGGCGTCCTTCCGCACCGAGGTCCTCTGCCAATGGGTCACGGCTGACGTCACCCCCTACGTGGATGTCGAGACGTGGGAGTCGCTCACCGACAACGACAGCCGAATCCCCGAGGACGAGCGCGTCGTGCTCGCCATCGACACCAGTGAGGACCGCAAGACAACCTACATCGCGGTTGCCGGCGTGAGGGGTGACGGCCTTGATCATGTCGAGGTCATCGCTCGCCGAGACGGCAACCTGTGGGTGCCGAAGTACCTCAAGTCCGTGCAGGAGGCGTGGGGCATCGACGAGGTCGCCCTGCAGTCGAAGGGATGTCCTGCGGGGGACTTCCGCGACATGCTTGAGGAAGAAGGATGGACGGTCCATGCCATCGAGGGCAGCAAGCTCGGCTCCGTAGCAGGCAGCTTCAAGGATGCGGTACTCGATGGGACCATCCGCCACACCGACCAGCCGGTTCTCACGCAGCAGCTCAAGTGCGCCGTGACGCGAAAGCTCGGCGAGGTCGATGTCTGGACGCGCAGGGCATCGCAGGGGCAGATCTCGGCGGTTGTCGCCGCGAGCGAGGCGCTCTGGGCGCTGCGCAACTGCGAGCGACCGAAGCCCAAGGCCAAGCCTTCGCCCTATCCGCTGACGATTATCTAGGAGCTGACACATGCGCTTTTCCGACCGCATCAGGGCGGCTTACGATGGCTTCACGGGCAAATCCGAGACTGCCGAGAATGCCGCCGGGCAGCCCGAGACCACCGCGCGGCACGCTCTTCCGTACGCGCCGATGATTTCCCCAGGCTTGCTCGAGGACATCGCTTTCGGTGATTACGACCGCCGTGACCTGTGGGCCGCCGAATATAACGTGCGCATGGTGGTCGATTTCGTGGCGAGCAAAATCGCGGCGCTTCCGTTCCATGCGTACCGCGTGAAGCCCAACGGCGACCGCGAGGAGGCTCCTAACTCCGAAATTGGCAGGCTCATCGCTGACCCGAGCTACGTTGCGAACGAGACCCGTTACCGCCTCATCCACTCGTTGGTTGTCGACATGATGCTCAACGACCAGTGGCTGATGCTGCTCACGATGGACGAGGACTACGACTACCGCCTGCGCCGCATCCCGTACGGCACGTACTCCGTGCGGTACAACGCGCTCGCGGAGCCGACGGGAGTCCAGATCACTCTGCCAAACGGTCAGGTCAACTACGAGCTGCCGAACAAGAACGTCCTGCTGTCGCTCGGCTACCCCGGCGCGGTCGGCAATCCCAAGCCAATGTCCGGCGCCTTGGGACCGCTGCTCACAGAGGCGCGCGAGCTGGCGAGTTACCGTCGCTTCATCGCGCAGAACGGCGGTCGAATCCCCGCCTACATCAAGCGACCTGCCGGCGTGGAGTGGGCGAGCGAGCAGGCGCGCAATGACTTCATCCAGGGCATGCGCGCCTACCGCAAGGGCGGTGGCAAAGACGGCGGCTGGCCCCTGCTCGAGGACGGCATGGAAATCGTCACGGTCGACGCTTTCAAACCCGTCGATATGGCCGACCTCGATGCGCGCGACCGAATCGGCATCGCCGTTTGCAATGCCTACCACATCTCACCCGAGAATGTCGGCATCCGCACGGGCAACAAGTCAAGCGTGGAGGCCTACAAGGACCAGCTTTGGAATGTCGAGCTGTCACCGTATGTCGTCCAGCTCGAACAGCAGCTGAATCATGTCATCCCCAAGGCAGTCGGCGAGGAGGACGTCTTCATCCTCGCGAACATGGATGCTCAGCTGCGGGGTACCCCCAGCGAACAATACAAGGCGTTGAGCACGGCGACCGGTCGACCGTTCATGTCCCTGAACGAGGGCCGACGCAAGCTCAACCTTCCCGCCAAGGATGACGGCGACGAGGTGATCGTCCCGCTCAACGTCACCCAAGGCGGACAGCCGTCCCCGCAGGACGGCGGCAATACCCAGAACGCCCAGACGGGCGCGAGCCCGAACGGGAGGTAACAAGATGAGCAAGCTCGATTTCCTCAATTTCGAGGTCAAGGCCGTCCCCGAGGAGGAGGGCGTGTTCGAGGGCTACGCCTCCACGTGGGAGCGTGACCTTATCGACGACGAAATCACCAAGGGCGCATACGCCGAGACGCTTTCAGCCGACTACCCCGACGGCGGCGCTGGAATCCCGCTCTATTGGGGCCACAACTACGATTCGCCGCTCAACTGCATCGGCGAGTCCCTTTCCGCATGCGAGGACGATAAGGGCCTGAACGTCAAGTTCAAGTTCGACCTCGATACCGCCGAGGGCAAGAAGGCGTACGACCTGCTCAAGCGCGGCCTCGTGCACCAGATGTCGGTCGGCTTCCTCGCCCAGAAGACCGCTTGGGTCAAGGACGAGGGCGACCAGTGGTCGCACCGCCGCATCGAGAAGATCAAGCTCTTCGAGGTCTCCGTGGTGCCCATCGCCTGCAACCAGCAGGCCGAGGTCACTGACGTCAAGAGCGGTCGCGCCATCTCCAAGGACAACGAGTCTCTCATCCAGCAGGCCGTCAAGTGCCTGCAGGATGTGCTCAAGAATGTCGGCTCCGATGACGATTCCGATGAATCCGATGAGACCGATGAAAAGGCTCATGCACTTGCCGAGCGCAAGTCTGAGATAGCAGAAATCGCCGAATACCTCGGCGGAGCAGTCACCGATTAGGAGGACAAACATGCGCATTAAGGAGCGTATCGCCGCCGAGAAGAAGGCGGCACAGGACATCCTCGCCAAGGGCGAGGAGAACCTCACCGATGAGGAGTTCGAGCAGCTGAAGCAGCACGTCTCCGAGGCCAAGAAGCTCGAGGAGCGCGCCGCACTGCTTAAGGACGGAGCCTAGATCCTCGACAATGCCGCCGAGGGCAAGAACCTCGAGCAGAAGAAGGAGGAGAACGCCGTGACCGCCAAGAGCATCGGCGAGCATTTCGCCAACGAGTTGAAGGCCAAGGGCATCGACGTCGCCCAGGCGAAGACCATCAACTTCGAGACCTCCGAGTTCAACGTCAAGGACGCTACCGATGTGAATGTCACCGGTGGCCCCGCCGGCTCTAACGCCCCGTACCTCACTGAGCTTGACACCCCCGTGTTCGCCCCGCGCCAGGACCTGCTCATCGTCAACCTGTTCGGCACCGGCACCATGGGCGGCCAGGTGCTGAAGTACCCGGTCTACGGCAAGCTCGAGGGCAAGCCCGGCGAGACTGCCGAGGGCGCAGCCGCCGCGCACACCCACTTCCCCGACCCCACCTGGGAGAACGATTCCCTCCACACCATCACGGACCTGTGGGAGATCACCGACGACATGATCGACGACCTGCCCTATGTCGTGTCCGAGATCAACGACCACAACGACTACGAGTTCGACCTGGTCAAGGAGGACAAGATCTGGAACGGCGACGGCACCAGCGACAACATCAAGGGCCTTGTCGCTCGAATCCCGGCTGACTCCGTGATCGACAACACCAGCACCGAGCCGCTCGAGGACCGTATCTTCACGGCAGTTACGATGATCAAGAAGAACGTCAACCGCACGGCTGACGGCCTTGTCATCAACCCCGAGGACTACAAGGCCCTGCGCCTGAAGCGCGACAAGAACGGCCAGTACTACGGCGGTGGCTTCTTCCTGCCGCCCTACAACGGCACCGGCACCCTCGTCATCCAGCAGACCCCGTGGGGCCTGCCGACCGTGGTCACCCCGACCCAGGCGAAGGGCAACTGCGTGGTCGGCGCCTTCAAGACCGGCAAGGTCCTGTCCCGCGGCGCACGCACGCTGAAGACCAGCGACTCCCATAAGGAGAACTTCGGCTCCGGCATCACCGCCTTCCGCCTGAAGGAGCGCTGCACGCTGCAGGTCAAGTACCCGTACGCCTTCGTCAAGGTGTCCACGGACGAGACCAAGGTCGTCGCGCAGTCCGACGATTCCGGCATCGCGGTCCAGTCCGACGAGCCCGTGGCCGATACCGAGACCGCCAAGACCGCAAAGACCGCCAAGGCCGCGAAATAGCCTCGGCTGACTGATTGGAAGGGGGCATCATGACCGAATCTTTCCTCGGCGACCATACCGACTACAGCGGGCTTGGTGCCCCCATGTTCAACGCCGCCGCCGTGAGCGCCATCCGCGGCTACTGCGGGTGGCATATCGCGCCGTCCATGGAGCTGTCCGGCAAGGTCGGCTCCGCTGGCGGCAAGATCATCCGCATCCCCGCGCTCAACGTGACCGAGGTCACGAAGCTCGCACTGGCCGACGGCACCGACCTTCTGGACGGTGCGCAGTGGAACGCTGACGGCCTTATCGAGCTGGCGGTGCCCGTCGAGCCGTGCCTGAGCGCCATCGAGTACACCGTCGTTGCGGGATTTAGCCCAGATGACGTACCGGATCTCATCACGGTCGCGCTTCAGGTCTCCCGACGAGCCGCCAGCGCCCCCGCAGGCACCGTGCGCTCCCAGAGCGTCAACGGCGCGTCAGTGAGCTACGCATTCAGCGGTTCCGGTGCTACGTCCGTCCAGCTCATGCAGGACGAGCGCGAGATTCTCGACAGGTATAGGATTGCGAGGCTCCCGTGAGCGGCTCTGATTTCGGTGAATTCGGTCGCCCACTCAAGCGTCTGCGCGCACCCCTCGTGGAAGACCCGTACAACCCCGCGCGCACCGTACCGGATTGGGATGGCGAGGTCGATGAGCTCGCATTCAACGGCTTCATCGCCACGGCATCCTCTGTCATGACGCCCGACGGCGCACGCGAGCAGGCGGTAACAGCCGTCACGCTCACGGTGGCTGACCCAACGGTCGACATCAGGCGCGGGGACCGAATCAAGGACGGCTTGCACGTCTACACGGTTGATGTCGTCCCGTCCGTCGATGCCAACCCGTTCACGGGCTGGCAGCCTACCCTCGAGGTCGGACTTCAGGAGGTGGAAGGCTGATGCCTGCTGCAGGCCAGACGAAAGTCAAGTTCAACGATAAGTTCTTCGATGACATCCTCCACAGCGCGGGCGTCGAGAACATGTGCCTGTCCAAGGCGCAGCAGGCGCTCGCCAACATCCGCGCGACCGCGCCCGTCGATACCGGCGCGTATCGCGATGGATTCCGCATCGAGGTCCACAAGTCGGCACACCGAAACAGCTATCGCGTGGTCGGTCACGATTGGAAGACGATTTTGCTCGAATCCAAGGGCGGCTATCTCGCCCGAGCCCTGAAAGCGGTGAAGTAGATGCAGATGGTGGTTCCTCCCGATCTGGAGATGTTCCTTTGCGGGTATCTTCGCGCCGTCCTCGGCACGAAAATCGAGGTCGATAATCGCGAGCCGTCAGACTTCGACGGCGGCACGCCCTATTGCGTGGTGCGCGACGATGGGGGTCAGAAGACCGGACTCACCACCTTCGACCGCTCGGTCGGCATCTCCATCTATGCGGGGAACCGCCAGAGCACACTACAGGCCGGAGAGCTTGCCAGACGTGCCTTCGCCGCGCTCACGTCGCCGACCATCGCCTACGAGAAGGGGTCTCCCATCGCAGCGGTCATCGATGGCGGATGCAACGGCCCGTACCGCGTGACGGACCAGCACGATTCGAGCAAATGCTACATGACGGTCGAGTACTCGGTCGTCGGTGCAATTGAGGATTAAGGTTAGGGCTTTGCCCTGGAAAGGAGCCTGCAATGGCTAAAGACAAGCAGGGTAACGACCTCGCAAACGTAGGCGTGCCCATAACCGGTGCGATCTGCATCGTCCCGTACGACGAGGGCAACGTCATCACCCGCACCATGATCAGCAAGAAGAACGCCACGCCGAAGCTGCCCGAGGTGTACGCTCGCGCCACTTCCTGCCTCGGTCTCATCGCCAATGACGGCGCGCCGCAGGACTCGACCGAGACCGGCGACCCCATTGAGTTCTGGCAGGGCGGCTACACGCTCAACGGCGATACCACTATCTATACCGCGCTCACCATCGCCGAGGATAACGATCTTACTCGCGAATTCTGCTTCGGCGAGAAGCCCGACGCCGACGGTGTCATCGCGGTCGACACCTTCACGCCCGATACCAAGTGGATGGCCTACGAGGAGATCACCTACAAGAACGGCAACGTCGACCGCCGCGCCGGCGTCATCAAGGTGACCGCCAACGAGCCGGGTCAGGCCGAGCGCGGCTCCGTCCTCGGTCGAGCCGTCACTGTCAAGTGGGTGCGCGACGACCTCTACGAGGGCAAGGCCTATATCGAGGCCCACTGCACTCCCGCCGATGTCACGGCGACCGCTTCTTCTGCCGCCACCGGCAAGAATTCCTAAGCGAAACACAGCTTTCCCTTCTCTCGTTGGGCATCGCGCTTCGGCGCGGTGCCCTTTTTTTATCGGGGGACCCCGGTCGAACAATGTCCATGTCGTAAGAGGCCATTCGAGAGAAGGGAAAAGTCGAGATGGCTGAAGAGAAAGAGTTCGAGCCGACCATTGAGGACTTCGAGAACTGGACCGAGGAGAAGGAGCAGGCCGAGTTCGAGCGCATCGCCAGCGCAAATGAGGTCAAGTACGTCATCGGCGACAACACGCTGTTCGTCCGCACGTCCGCCGGCAACATCTACCGCCTGCCCATGTGCCCGAGCTACGCCGAGGTGTCCGCGATCCAGAGCGGCACCGATGACGATGCCATGGAGCACCTTTGCTCGCTCATCGAGGGCGGCAAGGGCGGCGCGGATGCCATAGAGCGGTTTAAGTCCGAACCGATCCAGACGATGGTCGAGGTCCTCAAGGTCTTCGGCGAGAAGTTGGCCAAGGCCCAGGGAGCGACCCTGGGGGAATAGCCCGCTTCATCGCCGAGCTGAAGGAGCACGAGGACGCCGCGAGGGCAGATTTCGCGGCAAGGGGATGGAGCCTGCAGGCCGACCTCGGAAGTAGGCTCCGCTATGCGGACGCGATCGCGCTGTTCGGGGCGCTCTCGGGAGACCCCTCGACTTCGACTGGGGCGCACGTGGCCGGGCTTAAATACCCGACCAGCTTTGCCGACATGTTCATCGTGGCGGCGCTGACGCAGAACAAGTTCCCATCTCCCATCCCGACCGAGGAAGAGCAGTTTCGCGCTGCTTCCTTCAAGGCCTCTGGCGATGAAGCGCAGAAGGCGGCAGAGAGCATGGCGCCGCTGTTCGCTTCGCTTTACGAGTAACGAGATCGGGGGAGATCGCGCATGTCATCTGAGGTCGGTTCCGCACATATTTCGATTTTCCCCGTGATGACGGGCTTCCGCTCAAAGGTCAACAAAGAGGTAAAGTCGACCGGCGACGAAGCCAGCAATTCATTTAAAAGCGCATTCAGGAACGCCGGCGGCGTAAGCGGCCGGCAGCTCGGCAAGCAGCTCAAGGAGTCCTTCGCCGCATCGTCCAAGGGGCTCGCCGACGATGCCCTCAAGGTCTTCACCGATGATGTCAAAGCCGCGACCAACGAGCTGAGCAAGGCCCGCATGAAGCAGGCAGATGATGCCGGGCGAGTCCGCGTGGCGGAGATGAGGCTGCAGGATGCCATCGCCAAGTACGGCGAGGGCTCCACGCAGGCGGTCGCCGCCGAGGAACGCCTGGCGTCCGCACGCCGAAAATCCGAGCAGAGCGCCGCCGCCGTCAAGGCCGCGACCGAGAAGCTGAATATCGCCAACGAGTCCGCCGCCAAGGCGCAGCAAGAGTTGGCCCAATATACGGATCAATCGTCCAATGCCTTCGCCCGCGCCGCCAAGAACTTCCTTGCCGGTGCCAAGTCGCTGGACGCAGGCAAGAGCTCCGCCACCGGTATGGCGGGCGCCCTGGGTTCCCTCGTCCGCGCCGCATCCGGCATCGACATGTGGGGGCCTATTGCCGCCAGGGCGACAGCCGGTCTTGCCAAGGTGAAGGCATCAATCGCCGACTTCGCCAGCAGCGCCAAGAACAGGATGCAGATTGCCGCAGCCGAGATCGGAAACGCCATCTTGGACGGCCTTTCCCGCGCCGGCAGCAAGGTTCAGTCTGTCGTCGGCAATATCGCGTCCAGGCTACCGCAGCCGATTAAGAACGTCTGCTCGACCGCGCATACGTGGTTCTCCAATGTCGAGACCGCGGCGAAGTCAGTTTTCGACAAGTTGCCTGATTTCGCCAAGACTGGCATCGAGGGCGCGAAAAGCGCCGTCTCCGCCGGCATGTCCGCAGTCGGCAAAATCTGCTCTTCCGCAGCCAACGCATTTAAGAGTATCTCCACCGCTGTCGTCGGCGTGGGTGCCGGTGCCACCGTCATGCTTGGCAAGCTTGCCGTGACTGGCGGCTTTAATCGCGCCCTCAGCATCGAGGACGCACGCGCCAAGCTCAAGGGTCTCGGACACGATGCAGGCAGCATCGACGAAATCATGAACAACGCCCTGGCTTCGGTCAAAGGAACCGCCTACGGCCTGGGAGACGCGGCGACCACGGCATCCCAGCTCGTGGCATCAGGCGTCAAGCAGGGCGACCAGCTCACGAGCGTCCTCAAGACGGTCGGCGATTCCGCGCAAATCTCAGGCCGTGACTTCACGGAGATGGGCTCCATCTTCTCCAAGGTGGCTGCTTCAAATAAGCTTCAGGGCGAGCAGGTCAACCAGATTCTCGACTCGGGCATCCCCATCCTGCAATTCCTCGCCAAGCACTACGGCATCACCGCCGAGGAAGCCCAGAAGATGGTGTCCTCCGGCAAGGTCGACTTCGAGAACTTCGCAGCCGCCATGCAGGAGAACCTTGGTGGAGCCGCACAGTCCGCGGGTACCACGTTCAAGGGCGCGATGGCTAACGTCAAGGCAGCTTTGAGCCGTCTCGGCGAGAAGGCGATGACCCCCGTCCTTAACGGCCTGCGCGACATCTTCAATGCGGCAATCCCGCTTGTGGATGCCGTCACGACCAAGCTGACCCCCGTCTTCGAGCAATGGGGAGACCTGGTCTCCAACACCATCGCGCCAAAAATCGTGGATGCCTTCGAGAAGATCACGTCCGTGCTCAACGGTGACAGCTTCTCGGGCTTCTCCAGCGGCATCATGGCAGCGATCCCATTGGTCGGCTCTCTGGTTGCCGCCATAGGAGGCACGGGGCTTCTCGGAACCATCAGTAAGCTTCTGACCAACATCCCGCTCGTCGGCCCGGCACTGGCTGGCATCGCTGACGAGTCATCGCTTCTCGGTAGCGCCCTCAAGCTGCTCGGAGGTCCCGTCGGTATCGTGCTGTCGCTCATTGCGGGACTGGTCGCAATCAGCCCCCAGCTGCAGCAGACGCTCGCGCAGGTCGCCGAGACGGTCGGCTCCGCCCTCATGGGCGCGGTTTCCACGCTCGCACCCGTCCTGCAGGACATCTTCGACAAATGCACCAGCGCGGCATCCGAGATTTTCCCGGTGCTGGTCGAGTGCATGAGCCAGATTTTCGAGACCATCGGCACCGTGATTGCCCAGCTCGCCCCCGTGGCGGCTGAAATCCTGCAGCCGCTGCTCGACTGCATCTCCCAGCTCATCGAGCCGCTGACCAACATCCTGACGGTAATCCTGCCGCCGCTGACCAGCCTGCTTGACGGCCTGATTATTTTGGTCGGCAGCGTCCTGTCGTTCATCGGACAGCTGTTTGCGGGAATCGAGTCACTGCTGCTGCCCGTCATCACGGCGGTCATTCAAGGTATCTCCGACCTGCTGACCAAGTGCAGCCCGTGGCTCGACCAGCTCGGTTCAACCTTTGAGACCGTCATGGACCTCATTGGCGACGCGCTCGAGGTGGTCGGTGCCGCCCTCAACCAATTCATGACGGTCGCGGGCTTCGTTATCGGGCAGGTTGTTCAATTTTTGGTTGGAACGCTTGAGCCTGCCTTCGCGGCGATGGCCCCGTTTATCTCGGGAATCGTCTCGTCCGTCAATCAGGTGATCAGCTCGATTGCGCAAATCGTGCAGGGCATGGTCAATCTGGTCGCCGGGCTGATTTCCGGTAATTGGTCCCAGGTCTGGCAGAGCTGCCAGCAGATCGCCAGCGGCGCGGTCGGTGCGCTCGGCGGCATCCTGAGCGGAATCTACAACGCCGCGATGGCTGCGGTCTCGGGTGCCGGAACGTGGCTCTGGAATGCCGGCAGCCAGATCATCGCCGGTCTCTGGAACGGCATCTCGGGTGCCATCGGCGGCCTGTACAACAACATCAGGAATGCGCTCTCGGGCTTGGTCGACGAGGCGATGAGCGCACTCGGCATCCACTCGCCGTCGCGTGTCTTCCGCGACAAGGTCGGTAAGTTCATCCCGTCCGGCATCGGCGTCGGCATCAAACGTAACACCCCTGCGCTGCTCTCAGATGCCGACAAGATGACCGATGCCCTCGTGGACCGCGTGAGCGGCGCATCCGCGGCTGTTGACGTGGCTGCTGGTATGTCGCTCGCATCTGGCGCAAACGGCGCTCAGGGGGCAGCTGGTGGCTCTGGTGGGCTGTCTGTCGAGGACATTGTCTACGCAATCGTCACCGCGCTCGGCAAGATCGGTGCGCTCAAGCTCGATGTCGACCTCAAGACACTCGCCATGCTGCTCACACCGTCCATCGACTCGGAACTCGGCAAGCGTGCCGACATGGAGGTCTAAATGGCTGATTCTAGGCTGGGTATCTACTCGCGCAACAAGATGTTCGTCGATGACGGCACGGTCACCGTGAACGGCGTCAGACTCGGCGATATGGGCTGGTACCTGACCTCAGCGCCGGAGGTCGATGCTATCTCGTTCGATACATCCTACACGTCCGTCACCGGTGCCCATGGCTCCCGTGACCTTTCGCTGACGGACGGCAGCGGTCTGGCCTATGCCGGCAGGCGCACGGTGACGCTCCACCTGCGCACGGTCGGCACGTGGCAGGAGGCGGTCAAGTCCAAGGTCGCGCTCGGCTCCATCATGGGCCGCGATGCCCGTATCACGTGGAGGGCGCTTCCCGGCGATTTCGTCGGCAGGCTCGAATCGTCCAACCCCAGCGAGGTCTGGCAGGGCGGTGTTTTCGCCTATTACGAAATCGACCTGACGATGAGTGCCATGCCCATGCTGTACGGCAGGAAAACGGCGGTGAGCGGCACTAAATTGACCGTGAGCGGCAATTGCCGGGTGTTCCCGACATTCACCGTCAAGCTCAGGGCCGAGAAGAAGCTGAAGATCTCCCGCGCGGACGGCGTGTTCATCGAGGTCGATGCCGAGAGGAACTTTGCCGCCGGTGCCACCGCCGTCATCGAGACCTCGCCGACCAAATCGCGCGGCGCGTACATCAATGGCGTCTTGACCTGCCCGACACTCACATCGGATTTCTTCGACCTGCCAGTAGGGGACTCGACCATCACAGTGGTCGGTGCAAGCAGTATCACGACATCATTTGAGCCGCTCTGGCTCATCCCCTAGGAGACGGTCAGATGTCCAAGAGATTCATCCATTTCAACCGCTTCGGCGCGTACCTCGGCGAGCTCACGCCGATGCAGGCCACGCGCACGCGCAATGTCGACCAGTGCGGCGTGGACAAGGTCGAACTGGTCTTGTTGGACAACGGCGTCGACAAGTACGACCGCATCGTGTTCTGCGACTCCATGGGGCGCACGTGCGAATGGATCGTCATGTCCTCGCGCGAGTCGAGGGCGAAGAGCATACCTATCTGCACCGTCAACTGCTACGGCTCCATGCAGGAGCTATCGCGACACTTCATGCCGACGCTACGCCGCGGCTCCAAAGACACGCCCGCGCAGGCGATTGCAAAAGCGCTGGAAGGCACCAGATGGTCGGTAGGCCAGTGCGACGAGGGCAGCGGCGAATACAGCGTCTACCACCAGTCCTCGCTGGCTTCCGTCAAGGATATAGCCGAAGCCTACAAGATGGAGGTCGAACCGGTAATCCAGCTTTCAGCTGACGGTAACTCCATCGCCAAGCGCTCGGTCCGTCTGGTCAAGCGTCTCGGTCGTGCCAGCACTGCGCTTCGTCTCGACTACGGTAGCGGTCTGTCCGGTATCGACCGAGTGCTGTCCGCCGATGACGTGGTGACGCGCCTGTACTGCTACGGCAAGGGCGTGCAGACCACCGATGACGACGGCAACGAGACGGGCGGGTATTCGCACAAAATCACCTTCGCTGACATTAATGGTGGCAAGGAATATATCCAAGATGATTCACTGCTCGAGGTCTGGGGCGTGCCCGGTCCCGACGGGTCGCTCATGCACACCGAGGGCATTTTCGAGGACGGAGACTGCGAAGACAAGGCGACACTTCTCGCCGAGGGCAGAGCGGCGCTAGCCGAGCGCTCAAAGCCCATCGTGAGCTACGAGGGCACGGTCGAGGCCCTCGGTCGCGCGGGGTTCGATGCCAACGCCTGCGACCTCGGGGACAACCTCCAGATGGTCGATACCACCTTCCCCAAGCCGCTTCGCTTGAGCGGTCGCGTGCTGGAGATCGTGGAAGACCTGCTCGGTGACGGCTCGCCTTCCAGCGTGAAGGTCGGCAACGTTATCGAGGGCATCGTCAAGCGCTCCGATCGCGTTCAGCAGACCATCGACCGCCTGACTAGCAGCGCCGGCAGCTGGGACAGCGCAGCGACGCTCGGCAGCGCCTACCTTGACGGCCTAATCGATGGCCTTAACAAGGTGATGAACGAGACCGGCGGTTACACCTACATCAAGCCCGGTAAGGGCTTGTTCGTCTACGACAAGCCGGAAGAGGCCAATCCGACCATGTGCATCCAGATCGGCGGCGGTTACTTCCGCATCGCCGACGGCAAAAATTCCGATGGCACGTGGAATTTCCGCACGCTCGGCAACGGTCACGGTTTGGTGGCCGACGCGATCGTCTCCGGCACCATCAGCGCCAACCTCATTAAGGCCGGCATTATCCAGGATAAGTCTGGCAAGAACTACTGGAATCTTGATGCCAGCGAGGTTCATTTAGGCCCCGGAGCGACGCTCGATGACAAGGACATCGCTACGACCGACACCGTGGTCAAGTCCACGGTGAAGCTCTATGCGAAGAATCAGTCCGACACAGTGCCGCCACTGAACATGCAGAATCCCGAGCTGGGATGGTCGGAAGACATACCGCAATGGGCAAACGGATATTTTATTTGGTCGATGGACCGCGTCACATACGGCGATGGCTCCGTGACCCATACAGCGCCGGTCCTCGAGGCGGCGTTCAACAAGGCCTACCAGAGCGCGCACGATCTAACGGGCTCGCTCAATGGTCTCGACACGACGGTACAGGACCTCGCAAGGGACGGCGTCGTGACCGAGGCCGAGGCAGCCGCCGTGAAGAAGGCCAAGCAGGACGTGGACAAGGAGCGCGAGGAGGCGACGAGCCAATTCAACTCACTGAAGTCCAACAAGGCGCTGAGCGCCCAGTTCGTATCGTCGGTCCTCGGCCCCCGCTACACCAAGGCCTTCGGCACGACCGACGAGGGCGGAACGTACGGCTCCTATACCGACAAGGTCGACAAGGTGCTCAAGTGCAAGACCGCCGAGGAGCTCAAGGCCGCCATGTACGAGTACGACGCCGCCTACGGAGCCTACTCGAGCGCGGTCAAGGACTACGCCGATGCCGCGACCGGGGCGCGACACGCCATCGAGCAGAAGAACGCATCGGACTATGCCGACGGCATCCTGAGCGCCTACGACGAGCAGATGGACCAGAAGGAGATGTTCGACCGCCTGACGAAAGGCGGCACCGAGCAGGGCATCTACATGCAGAACGACATGGTGTACATCAACGCCTCGTACATGGCCACCGGCACCATAGCCGACAAGCTAGGTCGAAACAGCTGGAACCTCACCACCGGCACGCTCAAGACAAACTACATGACCGCCAACAACATCACGGCAAACGGGACGTTCAAGTGCGGCTACACGAATTGGTACACCATGCTCACATCGGCGGGCGAGCTCGCCGGTTACCGCACCACCAATGGAAGCACCCCGACAAAAGTCGGATACATCGACTACACGGCGTCGATGCGCGACACGGACACGGGGGCCGTCTATTACGGAATCCAGATGCAGGCGCAGGGAAGTATTCGCATATCATCTCCGATCATCTCCACCGCGGCGACGTCCGACAAAAACGTTACCACGACTTACGGACGAACCGGCTCCGTGTCTCAACCCTTGGTCTCAGAGGTGCACGACAATCACGACGGCACAGTCGGATGGCATTACGGGACCTTCGTTATAAACACGATCAACGGTCTCTTCACATCGTATTCAACGGTCGGAACGACTGGATAGAGAGGAATGCAAATGGCATACATCGTCGACTACATGGCGCATGACCCTGTTGGCAACGTCGAGGGGCAATTGACCTGCTACGACGCGGAAGCGCTTGCCGAGGCCGAGAAGAACGGCATGGTATTCATCGCCGTCATGAGCGATGGGACGCGCAGGGTTGTCAAGGCGTCGGAGGTGTCGGAGCCGTGTTCGCAGGGCAAGGACTTCGTGTTCGTGCAGCCAACCTACGTAGACAAGCGCACCGCTGCCACGGTCGCGTGCTTCGACGCGCTGGCGGCCATCGTCGACCCTCAACCGGCCACGGCCGACGAGGCGGGGGAGGGAACCGAGGCCGTCGACCCGGTCGAGACCTTCAGAGCCGCGCTCGCCGCGCTCAAGGCACTGGAGGCCAAGGAATGATCACTCACGCCATATCGCTCAGCAACTCGTAAAAATCTGGCGGGGGACAGCTGCCCGATTATTGACCGCAGCAAGCAATTAAGGGGGTCAAGATGGCTCTAGACAACTTCCGCCGCATCACCATCGATGTGGACACGGCAAACGACTACATCCCGCCAGTGATGCTCTCCGGCGGCGATTCAAACGGTCGCACGCTTCTGGTCAAGCTGACGGACAACGGCAAGGCGATCACGTCCGCCGCCGGCATCACGGCGAAGCTGGCGTATGCCGATGGGTGCGGCAACAGCGGCTACAAGACGATGAACTCGGTCAGCGGATACGAGACTGCCGCCTGGGAGTGTGCGGCACCCGGCAGCGTGCTCAAGACGGATTCAGCGCATCTGTGTGTCCAGTTCTGGCAGGGCTCCGATGTGGTCTGCACGCGCGTCTTCCATGCTTCCGTTGACCGAAATCTCGTATCGCTCGAATCCGGCACGACCAGCGGCGATGCGGTCAAGGAGCTTTACGACACGATCGCGAACCTCAATCAGGTCATTAACCGCGCCAACGCATCAGCGAACAAGGCTGATTCGTCCGCCGCTTCGGCAGACGCCAACGCCGACGCCGCCAACAAGGCGGCAAGCGCAGCCACCGCCGCAGCCAAGCAGGCGAACGCCGCCGCAGCCGCGACCAAGCCCTACTACATGCAGGCCGCGGAGCCAGCGCGCGACAAGCGTGTCGACGGGATGCTCTGGATGCAGACGAACGAGGGCACGCACAAGATTGCATCGTTCAAGCGATGGGACGCGAGCTTGCCCGGCAAGGCGGTGTTCCCAGGGGCGAGCACGATGCCCGGGACGAGCACGATCATTGACGAAATCGGCGCGTGGACGACCTTCACGCTTTAAAGAGAGGATTAGAAATGGCAAACCTTGTGACCTACGCAAAGCAGGTTTGGCAGGACGCCAAGACCGCCATCACTGCGGCCCGTCTTAACAACATGGAGAAGGGCATCAGCGACTGCGCCACCCAAATCAACAAGCTCGGGGATTCCGTATCCCAACTGCCGTTTCGCGGCGAGCTAATGACAGGCGGCGATGATTCGGTAGTGGCATGGAGGGCACGTCCATCAGGTGTCTACTGG